TCACATTACTCAACAAATTTTAAAACGCGTTCCATCAACGAATAAAAAACTGCTTTTGCAGCTGGGGAAGACCAGTTATGATAGTTATTTTAATCGTTTGTATAAGTCTTCGTCACTACATCAAGAAACCAAGCAGAGTTTATTGTCCATGTATCAAACCATATTGGATGAATTGACGGTAGATGAACAAAAGGAATTGGGTATTTTTGTGGAAGTTGTCGATACACTAACGCAAGAACAACAAGAAGCCGCCCTTTTACAAGATCCAGATTTCATCTTCTACTGTAAAACGGCATCGATTGGTACAATTGAGTTTTTTGTTATTCTTAATATGAAAAGTACATATAGATTTATTCCTGGTAAAAAATATTTGTTCGATCTTCAAGATGAAACAAATCTTGGGTATCAATTTTCGTTGAGTCCTTTTAAGTATTCCTATACGGATGCGGTTGGTATTGATATAATTGGTACTTCTGGAACACCGGGTGCATTTGTAGTGTTTAGACCACAAGAATGGTTTGATAGTTATATCCAACAATACTCCCTTTATTCTTATAACAAGTTGGATAGCACTCGTAATTCCTACAATTTGTTTCCATTATTTTATCAACAACTGTATGTGAAGTTGAATTATCTAACTCTGGAAGAATCATTTGATTCTTCTGGAACACCTTTTTCTTATCAATCTTTCGGAAAAGATACAAGCATAGAGTGTTTATTAGGTTCCACTTTTTTGAAGACCACTACCTATAAAGGAATCAAATATTACCTGGAACAAGAAATATCGGATTATACTGGAAATACTATAATTGGAAGGTACAATAAAGATCTGCAGTATGGATTATATTATGGAACATATACAATTGTTGTGCAATCGTGGGATCCAATCACCATCATCAATAAAGACAAATCCAATTTGATTGATATTTCTGGCGAACATGCAAATATGTCAGTCATCTATTTGAATGGGTTAGGGGTAAATAGCGCAGATACTTCTCTGGATGGCTCGTATAATTTCTTTCATGGAAATGTTCAAATTATTGTGGCAGGAAATTTTGATACATGTCCCGTCTATAGCTCTGAGTTGGGATTCAATTCAATGGATAATTTTTTTGTATTTACAAGCCAATGTTATAACAATGCACAAGCCCGTACTCATTTTGAGAGCATAACCACAACAAATTTGGAATGTTTGTATCCAGAAACCAATTGTAGTTTTGATATTTCAAATGGAGTGTCCTACATTCTTTTTAATAACAATACTTCGTATGATTCAACGAAGAAATATGGGTTGAGCGAAGGTCAATATATACTTTTGAATATACCAGAAGATCATCCGATTGCGTTTATCAACAAGGATAAAGAATCTTATTTTGAGTATGAAGGTGTAGAGACTACGGGTATGGTGCGTATGGGTCCGGATGACAATGAATATACTTTTTACTACGGTACGATTGTTATAAGAATATATGGCGATTTCGGAAACATATCGGTCTATGATTTTTACAATGGGTATACAGGTGGGTATCAATTATTTCAGTACAGTGATGTATGCGAGTATGATGGTATGTGGATAAGTGATGGGGGATATCAAGATATTCCGTCTTACACCGATATTGTAGAATATGAGAGTGGAAATTCCATTATAATCTATGATGTGGATAGTTATATACAATTTGTTTATGACACAAGTTATATTTATGTGTCAGATGCCGGAATAAACGAAGATATAAAGTATGGATTGAATGTTGGTAATTATGTCATTCTCGATGTACCCGAGTCTCATCCAATCGCATTTTTAAATAGTGGATATGAAAACACGTTCGTGTATGATGGATATTTTCCGTACAAGGTAAGTGGAATTGGTCCGGATGGGGCAACCTATGATTTTTACTATGGAAATATCAACCTTTATGTCACTGGTAATTTTGGTCAAGTTAGTTTTTGTGTTTTGAATCGTGATTATTTAAACGGACGAAATAAAATTATATTTTCGGAAAGTTCGAGCGGTGGATTTGCTTTGCCGAATAATGGAACATTTAATTTGTATCCACAATTGACTTCTTCCATAGACGATGGTATGGAAACATTTTATATCAAGGTGTATCTGGAGACAATTGAATTGCCTTATAGTAGAGATATAGAGAATTTTCATTTCCAAGGTTCAGATCGCAATGGAATTATCAATTTGAATGAATCGAATCCAGAACTTACTTTTTTCATTGGTGATACGGTAAAATTTGCATTCATGTATTCAAATACTTCGAACACCATAGGAATATCGGTATATAATCAGTTGATTGAAGATGAACAATTGATTACATTTAATAATAATGTTATAAATGAAAACATTGAATGGAAACCGAATCTATCATTGCAAAATTATTACTTCTATCGTTCGAATAGTCACGATTTAACGTTCAATATGATTCAAATACTTCCAAATAGTGGTGCTAATTTGTTTATAGACATCAGTAACATTAGCCCGAGTGATGGAGACACGAATGTGAGTGTAACATTGGATACGTTCATATTTGAAACTACCATGTTGTTAAATCTAATCGATTCTACAAAGAGAATACATTTGATCGACGAATCGAATGTCATCTTAAAATCATATGATTTAACCGAAACGGGTGTATCTTCCTTTACGATCAGCAGTGGTTTGTCCCTTACAGATCGAATGGAGTTCAACACAACCTATAGTCTTGTGATAGATGAAGGAATGTTTCAAAATATTTATCTGAAGGATTTTGAGGATGTATCGCTTACTACATTTACGACCGTAGATTATGAGCCCATACAATTACTTTCGATTGAACCGTCAAATGGCATGATTTATTCATGGGAACCAGTTATTTTGTCTTTTAATACACCAATTACTCTGTATGATTCTCACGAAATACAGTTCTACGATATTTCAAATGGTACAAATATAAACTACAGCAGTATCGAAGTTTCTGGAAATGATTTATATATGTATGGTGGATACCTTGTAAATGATTTGAGTTATCAAGTTGTGTTTGGAAGCATTTCTATTGTGGATCAGTACAATGTCTTATATGATGCGACCGGTTCTTTGTTGGATACTTATGAGTTTTATGTACAAAATCACTCGCAACCAGAAATTATTTCAACCAATCCGGCCTTTGGTGAAACTGATGTATCCGCGGATAGCACGATTGAGATTGTGTTTGATGAGCCAATCCTATTCGTAAATCAAGGAAGCATCGTGATTCAAGATTTAAGTAATGCGGTTCCGTTTTTATCTGTTGATTTGAGTACCACTACTCTCGATGCATCCATTGTTTCAATTGAAGATAGTAATACAATAATAATTGATCCCAGTGTGAATTTTATCAGCGGAACAACATATGCGGTATTGATAGATAGTACATCGATTTCGGATGTCGCAATAGGCTTTGGAACGGTCAACTATTTTGCTGGAATATCCGATGAAAGCTTTTATACCTTTACGATACAAACGGATACCACCACAGCCACAATCACAGCTACCACCAATCCTATTATAACACTAATTGGAGACAATCCTATGACGATATTTCAGGGCGACTCTTATACTGAACCAGGATTTACCGCATTGGATGCACTTGGTATAGATATTTCAGACAATGTGAACGTGTTCGGAACAATTGTTTCTAATACCATAGGGACATATACACTTATATACGATGTAAGTGATTCATCTGGCAATGAAGCGATCACAATAACGAGAACGGTGAATGTTATTTCAACTGATATAGTGACTCCCACCATAACATTATTGGGAGACGCTTCGATGACATTGTTTCAAGGTGATGTCTATACTGAGCTCGGAGCAAATGCAACGGATGATGTCGATGGAGATATATCAAACACTGTTATTATAACTGGAACAGTGGACACCAGTACCATAGGTGTATATAATCTTGATTATGATGTAAGTGATGAGGCCGGCAATGAAGCATCTACGGCAACAAGGACGGTGAATGTTGTGGTGGCACCTGACACTGTTGCACCTACCATAACATTAGTGGGAGACGCTTCGATGACATTGTTTCAAGGTGATGTCTATATTGAATTAGGAGCAAACGCAACAGATGATGTCGATGGAGATATATCAAATAATGTAATTATAACTGGTACGGTGGATATCAGTACCATAGGTGTATATAATCTTGATTATGATGTAAGTGATGCGGCCGGCAATGAAGCATCTACAGTAACAAGAACTGTGATAATTATCGAAGACACAACATCTTCAATATCTGATACGGTGTCTCCCATCATAACATTATTGGGAGACGCTTCGATGACATTGTTTCAAGGTGATGTCTATACTGAGCCCGGAGCAAATGCGACGGATGATGTCGATGGAGATATATCAAACAATGTGATTATAACTGGAACGGTGGTCACCAGTACCATAGGTGTATATAATCTTGATTATGATGTAAGTGATGAGGCCGGCAATGAAGCATCTACAGTAATAAGAACGGTAAATGTTATCCCACCAACATTCAGCTTTTAACACTGGATCATGAAATGACTTTTTTGTAAGGATATTACTACACCACCATAATTTTACTCAACCATTTAAAATTTTTTTTTTCTTTGCTTATAATATAATAATGCCTGCGAAGAAATCTCCTCCCAAAAAGACATTCGGCTCTCGTGCGGAAGTGTTTCATGGAAATGCGAAGAAAACAACGGGTGGTTTAACCAAGAAGGATTTAGTAAAAAACAAGCACGGAGAACTTGTCTCCAAGAAAAAGCACATGACGGCTAAAAAAGAAAAGCGTCTGGAAAAGCACGGATACTTTGCGGTTAAGGGAAAGTTCGGCTTTGTGAAGAAGGATGCGAAGAAGACGAAAACTTCCAAAAAACAAAAAAAAGCAACAAAAAAGAATAAAACCGGCAAAAAGAAAAACTAAACATAACATAAGATGATGCGTTACTTGATTTTATGTTATTTATGTGTATTTAGTGTTGCGTATAAATCTTTAGTAATAAAACCAGGTGGTTTAAGAGGTTTTTATATGATGGGAATATGTACATATATACAGAATCATTATGATATAGAAGATTGGCATATTTATGGTTCTAGTGCAGGAGCATGGAATGCGTTGTATTTATCGTGCAAAAAGAAGGATTTGTTCATAAAATATGCACAATATTTAGATCAGTATTCGTACGCATCATTATATGATTTAGAACGCACGATTAAACAAAAAATATTGGATCAATTTACTATGGAGGACTTCGATACCCATCGTCTTCACCTTTGTGTTTCTTCGAAAAGAAGATTTTTTCCATGGGTTCAAAAGAATATCATCAATGATTTTATAGATTTAGACGACTTAATAGAGTGTTGTATTGCCAGTTCTCATCTACCATATGTATCAAATGGTAATTTTTATTATCGATATCGAAATAAAAAATGTTTGGATGGAGGGGTGTTTAGAAATCCGCATCGAAATTATATGAAACCGGATTTTATTATCGAACCAAGTATGTGGAAAAAAGACAAAATCAAAATGAAAAGGAAAAACATGACATCGATTGATATTCGAGAAATGTTGTCCGAAGGTTATAAAGATGCATATCGACACCAGGATCAATTAAGCAGTATTTTTGATATGAAGATGAATATTAAAGAAATGCTATACGAAGGATACAATGACGCTTACGAGCATCATATAGAATTAAGTGAGGTATTTGACAGAAATCATGTATGATATCAAACATGTTTTTTTCCTTTTCTTATTTCAAAAACTTTTTCAATGTGTCGAACATGTTTCATGGAGTATTTTCCATACCTATGGAATGTTTTTCGTGTGTTGTCCTTACCTTTGGTTCGGATAATAATATCCTTAGTTTTTCGCGACATATAATTAATGTATATATGTATAGAATACTTCAATTTTATTGTGTATATTTCATGTTATAGATTAATAAAACATGAAATAAATATTTATTTTGGGTTATATTTTTTTTTTGTCTTTTTTGTTTTTTTTGTCTTTTTCGATTTACCACTCAACATTTTTTTTGCTTTCATATTATTCTTTCCTCCAAACATTTTCTTTTCCTTTCTTGATAAAGATGAATCATATTCTATTTTTAAACGATTATATTCCTGATTCAATTGTGTACATGCGCTGTTTAAATAATTATATGTTAGCGTCAATTGTGTATATTGCTGCGTCAGTATTGAATATGCGTTATTTAAATCATTATATTTCTGTGTCAGTTGTGATATAGTAGCTTGATCCATTAAATGCTTTTTTTTAAAGTTTTCAATTGATTCTTGTAGATTTTTAATTAAAATTTTATCAGGATTATTATCGTCGTTAACAACTCCAAAATTATCCAATAAACGAGCTTCAGTATTATTATCATATTCGTTGTTTGAAAAAGGATTATTAGACATATAATATATTACAACAATATATTTACTCAAAAGTGAATATTTCGTGAATTAAAATGAGTTATATCTAAATCACGATTATGTTTTAAAAGCAAAGTCAAATCAAAGAAATCCTTTTCATTTGTTTGGAGAATATTCACGGCTTGTTCATATGCCCATTGTACGAGTGATTCGATCTCTTTGTCGATTTCTTCCTTGGAGTATTCACTGAGTTTATCTCCGTTTGTGGCTAAATTACGACCTAAAAAGGGTTGTGCATTGCTTCCGCCATCGTACAATGCCATATTTTGACCCATTCCAAAGACGGAGACATATCGTCGGGCGATGCTATTGGCCTGTTTCAGATCGTTTGATGCTCCCGTGGTAATATCTAAATGAGAAGTGTTTGGAAACATTTCTTGATTTTTGTATTTAGATGAAACGGTCACATGGCGTTCATAATACATCTGCTCCGCCGCACGACCGCCTAATGATATCAATAAATTTGCCAACATGAATTTCTTGGTAGGAAACATCTCGTATTGTCCCGAGGGGGTAAATAGCGTATATCCACCGGCTCCGTTCTTGTTTGCATTAATGGTAACGCGCTGTAAATCAAACATATCGTCAAATAATACAGTAATTAATGCATGCCCAATTTCATGTGCGGATATCATTTCGACAATTTGATCCGGTCGTGTATCTTTATTGGATGGCAATCCTATTGTTATTTTTTCAAATGCTTTATATATGGATTCCGTTGTGATGGATGTATCATTGTATCGGACGCTCAATATAGCCGCTTCATTTGCTAAATTGGCAATGTCAGCCCCCGAAAATCCGGATGTAAGCTTCGCAAGTTCATCGAAATAAGTAGTATTCTGTACTTTTTTATCATCAAAATGAATATCTATGATTTCTCGACGACCTTCCATATCTGGAAGACCAACCATTACTTTGCGGTCAAACCGACCGGGTCGTGTAAGAGCACTGTCTAAAATATCGGCTCGATTTGTGGCTGCAATCACAATAATTCCTTCGTTTTTAATGAATCCGTCCATATTTGTTAAAATTTCATTGAGTGTTTGTTCTCGTTCGTCGTTTCCTCCCGCAAATCCGGCGCCACGTTGGCGCCCTACTGCATCGATTTCATCTAGAAAGATAACGCAAGGAGATTGTTCTTTGGCTCTTTTGAATAGGTCACGCACACGAGAAGCACCAACACCTACAAACATTTCAATAAATTGTGATCCAGACGCGTACAGATAATTGACACCTGCTTCTCCGGCGACGGCTTGT